AACATGGTAAGGACAAGATTCCTCGACCAAAATAACAGCCCGCCAAATCCGCAAAAATTCAAGAGAAACCCCACGAAAAACAATAATAAAAACCCCACGAAAAACAACACTGAGAAAAGTGCTGGAGGCCGCCCCTCTAAGTATAAACCAGAGTATGTGGAATTGGCTTATAACTATACCTTGTTGGGCGCCATCAATAAAGAGCTGGCCAAGTTTTTTGATACGAACACGCAAACTATAAATGATTGGATGGAAAGACATCCCGAGTTTTCTGATGCTATAAAAAGGGGAAAGGCAATAGCAGATTCCCAGGTGGCCAAAAAACTATATACCCGTGCTAAAGGATATGAGTATGAAGAAACTACATATGAAACTGTATCAAGGAAAGATAAGAAGGATCCCCCCATACTTAAAACCAAGACAACCATAAAGCATATGGCCCCGGATGTTACCGCATGTATCTTCTGGCTGAAGAACCGCCGCCCGGACCTCTGGCGTGATCGCCGCTATACAGAGATCGCAGGTAAAGACGGGGGCCCGATTGAAACCAGTCAGAAAGTAGATTTATCTTCCCTATCCGATAAGGAGTTGAAGACCCTTGAACGAATTATTGGAAAAGCTTCCAGCGATAAGTGAAGTTAGGGCTGAAATAGCTAGGCGCTCTCTTATCGAGTTTACCCGATACACATTCCCAGGCTTCCTGGAGAACTGGCACCACACGTATTATGCTTCTGTCCTGGATCGGTTTATCTCTGGGGGGATAAAGAAGTTGATGGTGTTTCTGCCCCCACAGCACTCCAAGTCCGAATTCTCTTCCCGCCGCGCCCCTGCGAAAATGTTCGGGGATAATCCCGATCTTAAAATAGGCATAGCTGCATACAACCATACCGTAGCGGCCCGCTTTAACCGCGACATCCAGCGTATTATTGATTCTCCATCATACCGAGAGCTTTACCCCAACACATGTCTTAATGTTCAGAACGTGAGAACGGCCGGCGGCACGTGGTTGAGGAACTCCGATGAATTCGAAATCGTCGGCCATGAAGGATCACTCGTGTCGGTAGGAATAGGCGGGGGCTTGACCTCTAGAAAACTGGATGTAGCCATTATTGACGACCCGTATAAGGATGCTGCAGAAGCATGGAGTCATACTGTTCGAGAATCGATTCGGACATGGTATCAGGCCGTGTTAAAGACCCGCCTGCATAATGAATCACAGCAACTTTTAGTTTTTACCCGCTGGCATGAAGAGGATCTGGCGGGGGATCTGTTGGCGAATGAGCCTGATGAATGGACTGTGGTCACATTCGAGGCCCTGAAAACAGATCGGATTAATGACCCCAATGACCCACGCAAGATAGGGGAAGCCCTCTGGCCTCATCAGCTCACTCGCACGAATCTAGAGAAGATACAGCGAAGTAGCGATCTAATCTTTGAATGTCTATACCAGCAGAACCCCACACCGAAGGAAGGGCTGCTGATGCCGGCGGGAGAGATGAAGAGATTTTCCTTGTCCCAGATCCAGGATAATCAGCCTGATGGTATTATTAGTGTCTGTGATATTGCAGATGAAGGGGATGATTCCCTGTCCCATCCCGTCGGCTTTCTTTTCGGGGATGATGTTTATATTACCGATGTGATCTTCACGAAGGATCCAATCGAGGCCACGCAGCCCCGCGTAGCTGAAATGATGAATAGGTATAACATAGATCGGAGCCGCTTTGAGAGTAATGCTGGTGGTAGAGGGTATGCCTTGAAGGTGAAAGAATTAGTTAAAGAATCCGGTGGCCGGACGGATATTGTCTGGAAGCCGACTACAGCCAATAAACACACCCGCATCGTGATGAAGTCTGGTGATATAAAAGAACGATTCTATTTCCTGAACGATGACGAGCAGTCAGAGGAATACCGCCGTTATTTCTATGAATTGACCCATTACCCGAAGAATGGAAAAGTGAAGCACGATGATGCGGCTGATTCTACTACTATGATGGTGGAATTCATCCATGAAAGTTCCTTACGCCCCAAGATTCGCGCGAGAAGTATTAGAAAGAAAAATAACTTGAAAAGGAGGCGGGCATCATGAAGCAATTCACTCGGACCCGAAGCAATAAAAGAGCGCACCGGCGGCCGTTCTGTTACGTTACGAAGACAGGCCGGGTGGTGGCTAGTAGCGTTTTGAATGGGTATGCGATAAAAGAGAATGAGGCATCCCAACAGATCACAGCGGATCGCTTCGCAAATAAATACGTAGACATGGGCCTGGTCCAACCGTTATACGATCCAGACCATCTGGCACGAATCCCCGAAATCAATACTTACCACGCCAGGGCATGCCGCGTGAAAGCTCTGGACACAGCCGGCCTGGGGTGGGATCTGATCCCCAAGGTGAGTGATCCGGCGGAAGATGTGAAAGGGGAAATCGAAGAATTCCTAACATCCCAGATCCTACCGCTGATGGTGACTTTCTACCGCCATCAGTATGACGTGGAAGTGATTGGACAAGGCGGAATAGAAGTGGTGCGATTGGGTTATGTCCCCACAGCCCGACCGGCCGTCCTCGCCCATATTCCAGGGCATACCCTCCGCGTGCATGAAGATGATAACAAGTACGCCCAAAAACGGGGCAGGAAGATACGTTGGTTTAAGCGGATCGGGTATGAGATGGACGTGGATAAGGATACAGGGAAAGAGTACCCGTTGGGCAGCTTGTCACCTGAGCGTCGCGCTTCGGAAATCATCTGGAATTCCTTGTATTCTCAGCGGTCTGATTATTATGGTGTGCCTGACATCATCCCCGCATTAGGGGCGGTTCACGGTGACCTTGCTCGCCGAGATTACAATATTGCCTTCTTCGATAATTATGGTATTCCTGCGTATGCAGTGTTTATCACTGGGGACTTTGACGAGGGCGAGGAAGATGAAGACGGCCGGACAGAGTTGGAAAAGACAATCGAAAGTCATTTTCAGGAGCTGTCAAAGAATCCACACAGTACTCTAATCCTTTCTGTACCATCCCGTGAGGATGGCGGAGATGTGAAGATTCAATTTGAGCCCCTGTCCCTGGATGTGAAAGATGCTAGCTTCCGGCTTTACCGAAGGGATAATCGGGACGAGGTTATTTCAGCCCATGGTGTCCCGCCTTACCGCCTCGGTATTGCTGAGACCGGTAGCCTGGGCGGAAGTACTGCCGAAGAAAGCACGAAGATTTACAAGAACAGCGTGATCAACCCCCGTCAAGAAATCCTGGAGGCGCTTATCAACCAGTGGATTGTCTCCCATGAGTGGGGATTCAATACGAAGGATTGGGAATTTAAGTTCCGGGAGATTGACCTGGAAGACGAAGCCCATGATATTGATATGGTATCGAAATTGTTTGATATGGGGGCTGTTCGGATCCGGGATCTGATCCGATACTTCGGTGGACGATTCAGCCTGGAAGATGATCCAGATGACCCCCTGCTGGATCTGAGATTCGTGGACGGCAAGCCATTAACAGAAGATGCAGGCACCAGTCAGCAGGCAATCGATATTATGAAAAGCCTGCAGGAAAAGTTGTTAAAGGTGGCGATAAAATATGGCGATGGCAGTCAACATGGTGCTGGAGATGGCAGTGGCAGTCGAACGGCACTTGCGCTGGTTGACAGCTTTAAAAACCTGGGAAAAGTGGACTGAGCAAGCAGAAGATCGCCTCAACGCTAAGTTGCAGGGTATGTTCGGTGAGGTGATGGAGAAGACTGTGGACCAGCTCATTGCGTCCGGGCGCGTTCCGAGTAATGATGTGGCCGTTCGGATGTTGCTGAAGGACTTTACTCAGTTGAAGGACCCCTTTCAGCAGGTCATATCTGAAGCCGCTGTTGAAGCCGCCGGACAGGGCCGCCTCAGAGCTTTTAATGACCTAGCTAGGCAAGGAATGGTTTTGTCCTTTAGTGAATTCAGCCCTCTGGTTTCTGCCCTGATTGCAACGCAGGCTTTTACAGCGAGTGCTAGCACGATAAATAGGATGATCGGGGATGTGATGGGCAACCTGAACGATAGCTATGAAAAAGGTATAGGTATAGATGAGGCGGCCGAAGCCTTGCGCGGTGCCTTCCAGGGAATGCAGGATTGGGAATTACGCCGGGTGGCACGTACGGAGATCAATTCAAATCAGAACCTAGGGGCTTATCGAACTGTGCGTGAATTGCGTACTGATTACCTGCAATGGTGGTCAGCAGCGGATGAACGCGTACGCGCCACCCATGCTGAATTACATGGGCAGATCGTTCATTCTGGTACTCCTTTTAGCAACGGCCTAAATTTCCCTGGGGATCGCGACAATGGGCCAATAGAGGAGTGGGTCAACTGCCGGTGTGTTCTGGTTCCGTTCCTAATGCCGGAAGGATACATGGCGCCGATAGGGGCTGCCTATTTCTACGAAGGGGATCTGGTGCCGGTTACAATCGACGATATTGAAAAGATCCCGGACATCACTGAAGAAGCGTTCGTGGAAGAGCTCAGGGCTATGATAGCGACTATAGAGGGTGACGGGAAATATGCTAGGATGTATGATACAGTACAGGAAGCAATGGAAAGAGGCATAGTCCAGCATCTTAAAGACGGAAGGTCCATATTCGAACTACTGCCCAATTACGACCTTAATGAGGCCCCAATGTTTGTCACCCGTAAGAAGATGCAAAACTTGCTTGAGGGAATATTAAGGCTGCCCGAACGCGTCCAGGCCATTATACGGAGGAACCTAGATGCTGCTACCGATTGGTTGGCGCAGCATGTGAACCCCAGCGTCCTGCGGAATGCTAAGGGACTGAAGGCGCTAAAGTTTGAGTCCAAGGTACGATCTAACTACAACCGGAGCCTGAAGCTGATAACGTGGAATGGAGGGCAGGGGACCTTCATCCATGAATATGGGCACCACATCCATGACCATGGTAACGTCAATATAAAGAGCCTAACTAAAACCTTCATCCGCCGCCGTTCTGAAGGAGAAAAGTTGGAGATAATATACGTAGGAGGAGGAAAAAAAGAGGAAGGCTACCGGGATAAGTTTATTGACCACTATGTTGGGAAGGTCTACCCCTGGGAGAGCAAGACCGCCCCGTACGGGACCGAAGTGATTTCCACAGGCCTGCAATATATGTATGATGATCCGACGAATTTCTACACCAAGGATCCGGAGCATTTTAGCCTAATACTTGCTATAATAAGAGGCGTGCTGTGAAATGGTTTTGGGTACTTGTTAGATGAGGTATATTTATTTTAATACCTGCGATTTATTGGTTGGGAAATCATTATATAATATAAATATATGAGCCTAACTTTAAAACGCCTTAGACGTGATGATAGCCGTCTTAGAATTGATTTTAGAAGAAGGAAAAGGGAAGATTCCCTGGAGGTCAAAACAAAGATGAAAAAATGCACGCTTAAAATTGGATCAGCCGTTTACGCGGAACTGATTTGGGAAGATGGGAAGAAGGTGTCTGTGAAAGAATCCGAAAAAGCAGAAAAAGACGGCTTTCTCAGATCCTTTTATGAAGACAAGATGATCACATATGATCCCCGCACCGGCGAAATTAAGGAGGCCAATCCTAATCAAGATGAATATTCTTTGTTCTTATGGTGCAGCCAATGGGTTCAGGAACGCTCGCGGGCGGGTAAATCAGCCAGCGTGATAGCGGAAGGGATTGACTTTTCTGAAATTTTACCGGAGCCGGAATCTGGTGTGGTATATTAACAGGGTAGGTAGATAATAAACATGGAAACCCGGTGGGGTGTATAAAGATATGCCCTGCCCCCTCAAAACGCCTTAGACGCAATGCTAGGCGGCTTAGAATCGATTTTAGAAGGAGAGGAGGCTTGCAGAAATGCCTTTCGGGCCTTACAGGGATTCAAGCAATAAGAAAGGAGGTGGAAATGTGGGACGAACCAAGGATGACTCTATTGAAGCCATGCTGGAGAAGATAGCGAGAGCTGTCTGGCAGGCATATGGCTGGGATGGGGATTCGGAAACAAAGCCGAAGTATGACATGGGCGTGGTGTACACATTCGATGATGCCGTTATTACGAAAGACTATAATGACGGCAAGCTGTACGAAATCTCCTATAACTTCGTAGGCGAGGATGTTGTTCTGGTTGGTGAGCCGAAGGAAGTGGAAAGCGTGTATATCCTGAAGCGACTGACGGATCAAAAACCGGACATCTCCCTCAAGCAAGGCCGGGAACTGCTGGAAGGCATGATGAACGCGGTGAAGAACCGGGGAGCTGAACTCACTGGCCCGATCATCTTCAAGAATGACGCCCAACGAATCGCCTTTGCCGCAGTGCTGGTGCCCGGAGAACCTGACCTGGACTACAACAAAGGCGAGAAGATCCTGACGGAAGAAGAAGTGGAAAGAGTGGCCAATCAGTGGCTGGCTGACTACTCCAACATCGACCTGCTGCACAGCCTCAACAATGTGGCCGTACCAGTCCAGAGTTACACCACGTATTCGGAGCGCACAGTCAAGGTAGGCGATGATGATTTGATCCTGCCCAAAGGCACATGGATCCTCGGGTCACGGATTGGAGATGATGCAGTCTGGGAGAAGGTTCAGAAAGGGGAACTGACCGGCTATAGTATTATGGGCATCAAGAAGGCTGCCCTGAAGAATCTGCTGGGGGCGCTGAAAAGCGGAGAGGCAGACTTCAACGCTAGCCTGAAAAAGACGCTGCTCAAAGACCTGGGCGATGAATGGATTGCTCCCTTCGTGTCATTGGTGGACAGTCCATGCGTGCCCAAGTCAAAGTTTTTTGTATTGAAATCGGAAGCGCCTGAAAATCCTGTAGAACCTGAAAACACGGATGAAAAGCCCGGCGCTTGGATCAGGTTTTTGAAGAGTTTGGCGGGGCTGAGTGATACTGTATTGGCCCCAGCCAAAAAATCGACGAAGGGAAAGGAGGCTGATGATATGACCTCTGAGGAAATCAAGGAACTGGTTTCCGGGACGATGGCCGGAGTGGTGGAAGAGGCGTTGAAAAGCGTGAAGGAGCAGCTGAAGGAATTAAAGGAATCCTTCAAGCAAGCCCCGGCAGAACCCACGGAACCTACAGAACCGAAGCCTGCTCCGGAAGCATCCCCCGATCCGAAGCTAGAAGGCACAGCGCCGGAAGAAAATCCCGATGCTAATGAAGAACTGGAGGCTTTCAAGACGGAAATAAGCTCCCGGCTGGATGAGCTAGGCAAGAAGTTGGGGGTGGGCAGTTCCGCGCTGAAGGGTCAGGATGGCAAGGGGAATGATGAAGATGCATCCCCGAAGTACGAACGGATTCCCAGGGATCTACATGGCCGCCGCTTGCGGAATGTTGATTCAAAATAAGATAAAAGGAAAGGAGTGATATCATGCTGACGAATGATGAACTTTTGGAACGTCTGAACAGCGCATTCAAGGCTATTACTGTTGGGGATCTGAGTGAAGGGATTCTGGTACCTGAGCAACTCGATCGTTTCGTTCAGAGCATGCAGCACCGCACCGTTATTCTCCAGGAAGCTCGGTTTATTCGTATGAACAGCCGACAGGTGAACATTGATCGGACGGGCTTTGCGGACTGGATCCTGCGGAGTGGAAAGGATGGCGATGGGGCATACAGGACCCTGCCTGACGGGGAGCGTGTCAAGCCGATATTCGCCACTAACAAGCTGGTTGCGGAAGAACTTCAGGCCATCACTGGTATGAAGGATCAGGCCCTGCGCCGGAACATCGAACGGGGCAATTTTGAAAATTCTCTAATCGAGATGTTCGGGGAGGCCGCTGGACGGGATATGGAAGCGTGGTTTATCCTGGCTGATAAGAGCCTTGTCTGGGGCGAGGATCCTGTCATAAACGTTTTGCGGCTGACTGATGGCTGGGCCAAACTCGCCGTGCAGAAGATCTACGGCGGTGTGGGGGGATCCTTCAATCCAGAGGCAGACACTTGGCCGGAGAACATGTTTGAAGCCTTGTTAGCAGCTTTGCCTAAGCAGTACCTGCTGGACGAATCCGAATGGCGGCTCTACGTGGATTGGGAAACCCGGAACGACTACCGGGAGCTGCTGAAAAAGCGGCAGACCGCTTTGGGGGATGCCGCCACGACCACCGCTTCGGAGTTGTTCTACAAGGGCATTCCGGTTCGTTACGTTCCCATGTTAAGCCGTAGTGTGGCGGTCGAAGAAGGCGGTTCAGGAAAGCTCGCCATGCTGCAACACCCCGACAATATGGTCTGGGGAATCTTTCATGAGGTCACCATCGAACGGGATCGGATCGCGAAGGCCCGCCAGACCGATTTCGTACTCACTATGGAAGGCGATGCGGGTTATGAGGATGAGAATGCAGCCGTGGTTGCCTACATTGATCAGGACACCATCGGCTCCTAAGAGCGGTTACAGAAGAGAAGGGGGCGGTGATGTCTGCCGCCCTCCTACCAAAGAAAAGAGAGGAAGGCATGAGTAAGATGGCCGATGAAAATCTGGTGGTGCGTGAAATACTAGACAGTCAGATGCTTCTTCGGAAAGATGATCCCGGCATCAGTCGGGACTTGTTAGAAAGAGGCATCCGTGAAGCTGCTGTGGTGGAAGTTCTTGAACATGAAATCCACTCAGGAGATACTGTTATTGATATCGGTTCAAATATAGGTTATTATGTTTTGCTGGAAGCGCGGCTAGTCGGGCCGCAAGGAACGGTGTATGCGATTGAGCCCGTGCCAGAGAATTATGAACTGCTTTGTAAAAACATAGAACTAAATGGTCTAACAAATGTCAAGCCCTATCTTCTAGCAATCGGCAGCCACACCGGAAAGGAAAAATTGCACCTCACCCATCAGTCCAATTGCGGCGTGATCATGGGGAGCGTTCCCCGATCCTTTAATTTTGAACAGCGCATGAATCAGATCGGAACCGGCACTGAGATAGAGGTTAATATCATGACCCTAGATGATTTCATTAGGCAGGAAGGAATAGATCCGGATCTTATCCGTATGGATGTGGAAGGCTATGAAATTGCTGTTATTGAAGGAATGAAGGAAACACTGTCTACGGCTGAAAATTTAAAGATTGAAATGGAACTGCACTATGGCCACTATGATGATCCGGGAACGATTACCCGTGCCTTGCGTGAGGTCTTTTCCAGTGGATTTTATCAGAAATATTTCGTATCTCGTCTAGGGACGGAATTATTGCCGGACGCTCATGTTTTACTCAATCCACATTATCGCAGCGCACCCCACGTATTGTTGGAGAAAAGGCCGATGCACATTCTGGCAGACCTCCCTCAGGTAGGCTATCGCGGCGGCGCTGCCAGGGCTTTATGCGTGCTGATAAATGAACTAGCAGGAAGAAGCGACATCAAAGCCAAAATCAAGGTCAACCGCGAAGTTCCTAGCTGGAAAGATTTGAGCAATGTGGAAATATGCGCCCCGCGCAGCCACGCCGCCCTCGCGAATATCTACGGGTGGGCAGATGTAATAATCACCCAGTCCCGGCAGCTAGGGGTCGTTAAAGACTGGTCAGGGAATAAGCCCATCGTCTATTACATGCATAACGACTACAGAGTGGGCCGATCGTCGAACGTGTATAATGAAGACCTTAATGAGGAAAATGTTGACTTATTGCTTTTTAATGCGCAATGGGTTAAAGATAGAACACAATGGGAAGGAAAGCACCTGGTGGTATATCCGCCGGTATTTCCAGATCGGTTCAAGACTAAAACCACTCGTGAATATATCTCCCAGGTAAATCTCAATCGGCCCAAAGGCGGGGATGTCTTTTATGCGATGGCGAAAAGACTATCTGATAAGAAGTTTTTGGGCGTGGAAGGATGGGGGCCCCAGGTCCGCTCGAGAGAAAAGTTGAAAAACGTGACCGTTATTCCATCCACGCCGAAAATTAAAGAGGATGTCTATGCGAAAACAAGGATATTATTGGCTCCCTCTCAATACGCGGGGGACACAGATGAATTCATATGGACGGAAAGTTGGGGCATGGCGGCGGTTGAGGCCATGTCCAGTGGAATTCCTGTCATAGCTTCACCTGCGCCGGGCCTGAAGGAATCACTAGGGGATGCTGGAATATTCGTTGATAGGGATGATTTGGACGGGTGGGAAGAGGCCATTCGGAAATTGGATGATCCGGAAGTGTATGCGCATCATTCAAAGCTGGCCAGAGATCGAGCCTTCGAATTAGACCCTACGCCCCAGATAGAAAAGCTGGCCGAGTGCCTACGCCTGTTGGGGATGAAATACCTGCAAGGGTCTATTAACCGGACTATTCCGGAAGGCATGACGGCGTATCGGAAGCAGTTGTTGGTGAAAAATATAGGTGATCGAACCCGTGAACGCGGTGGTTATGTATTCTATCCAGGCATCACGGTGGTAGTTAACGCGAGAAGGGTGGCATTGTCTGAGATTAAAGCATGCTCAGACCTTCAGTTAATAGATAAGATGGGGATGGGGGGATCTGTTCATGGGCCCTACGAAAAGAAGGATTCGGCCGGTAATTGTGGTGAACGTCTCGAATTATAGCGTGGAAAGGGCTGGTTATTTATTCCCAGCGAAAAAAGAAAGACACGTGGGGGTGACTAAATCGGGATACGCCGAAATCAGCGCCTGCCAATCTTTGCAGGTTTTCGAACCCGGGTTCAAGTGTGATTCTCCTGGATGTGATTTTGTGGCCGTGAACGAAAGAAGCCTGGCCTTTCACAAGAAAACATTGCACCAGCAGAAGCGCACCCGATGGAGAAGGCACCGCCAGAAGGAGATGGAAGCATGAGCGAAAGATTCTACAGCTCTGTTAAGGATGTCAAGGACTACACAGGAATCAAGCCACCGGACATCGGTTTCAAGAATGACGATGCCATGACCGCCGAAGAAAAGCTAGAGGCATTCATCGAAGCCCGCCTTGTCGAGATAAAGGATCTGATTGACCATGACCGGAACCGGGATTACCATGCAGAAGTTGAATCCGGGCAGCGTGAAAAGATACCGCCGGGGATTCACCATATCGCACTTCGTATCATGAAAAACCTCTTTGCTCATGCCGTAATCAGCCGCAGCACCCCTATTGTTCGGGTGGATGATTTTACCATTCGAATGGTAGAGGATCGAGTATTCACCCCCGCCATTAAAAAGGATCTGAAAACTTATCCGGCAAAGCCCCGGTTCAGACTTGCCAGGATGGCGGTGAAATAAATGGCGGATGGCCCGATTGAATTTGAGTGGGATCCTGAACAGCTGAAGGAACTCCTTTCAAAGGCCCGAAACACAGTCTCCCTGGCCTTGAAATATACAGCTGAAGCCGTTTGGGGTGAAATTAGAAAGAAAGCCCCGGTGGATCATGGGCGGTTGGCTGGCTCTTTTCATCTGGAAGAAATGGATCCGCTAACATATAGGATTTTCACCAATGTCCATTATGCTCTTTTCGTCCATGAAGGCACTGGAATATATGGCCCGGAGAAGCACCGAATCGTTCCGCGCCATGCTAAGGCATTATCATTTTACTGGAAGAAGGTTAAAAGCCACGTGGTGTTTCGCTCCGTGGCTGGGATGAAAGGCCGCCCGTATGCAGATCAAGCGATGGATGCTGTTTCACCACGCATAGATGAATTCATTCGCCGGGCGATTCAGGAGTCCTTCAATTAACGAAAGAAAGAAGGAACGGGGATGGAGAGAATAAAACTGGATGAGGCGCTCAATCAGATTCTGGATGAATCTGTGAAGAAACTTGAAGCGCAGAACGCTCCAGACAAGATTCTGGAAGGGGTGGAAGAAATCATCCGCGGGGATCGTGCCCGGCCCCAGCCTTCTACCCCCGCCCTTTTCGTATATTGTGACGCTGCCAGAAACGCCCACGAGAGGAGGGCGATGCACGAAACTTGGGTTCTGCCTCTGGTGATCGTGGCGGTGGTAAAAGATGATGAGCCAGAAGATGGCTACAA